AACTCTTCGCCGTTCTCCCGCGCTTCTGTGATGAAGTCGTGAGCCGAACGGAAGATGTGCTTGTCGATGCGCCCCGCGTGCTCTTTTGCGATGTCCGGGAACATGTCGCCACGTATCTCGGAAATCGTCGTGAGGACCGTCTGACCTAGTGCATCCATCGCCTGCTCCTCCTCTTGGGATTCGCGTGCGTGCTGGATGCCTGTCACTGCTTCCATCAGCGAGGAAAGCTGTTCATCTCGGGCTATCTGAGCCTCTGCGAACGCTTTCGGGACTGAAGCGCCGTGGTAAACCACATTGCCGTCCTCATCCTCTTGCAGTGTTGTTGAAGCCGTCTGGTTATATCCGTTGGGCTTCTCGGAAGGCTTGGCTACCTTCTCCTGCAATCGCTGAATAGTCTTGATAAGCCGGGTATGCTCACGCTCGTACTTGGCGAGAATGGCGTCTCGTGGGTCGGGACCGTCGTCCTTCGGCCCATCTTCCGGCTGTGTAGTCGTATCGGTGTCCTGCCCGTCGGCTTCGCCACCCTCGACTACCTCAAGTTCTGGTCCTCCTTCGGCGTCGGTCTCAACGCCGGTCATTGTGGTGTCTGAATCCACGGTGTTTCTCCTTGTTCACCCGGTTGGAGCCGGGAAGTGCGGCATAACGGAGCCGCGCCCGATATGCAAAAGGCCACTCCTCCCGAAGGAAAAGCAGCCTTTTAGCTCGAAAGTATGTGGTTGTTAATCCCGTACGCTGTGCGCCACGCCAGCATCTCTTAATTCAGTGCCAGGGACTCGGCATAGCCCTATCCTTTGACTCGCCCCGCTTCTGCCTTTTCCCAGTGGGCGCAGAATGAGCTAGCTAACGGTTTCCCGCTCATTGGAACGCAAGCCCTACGGCTACAGTTCGGAACTATGCATTACCCCGGCAAGGGTTACGTGAGGGGCGACTTCCCACCCCAGGATTAAATAGGCAGAGGGAGGTGGTTTAGACCTCCCTCGCATCCCAATGTCGAAACAATGGGAGGAGTCATATTGGCATATCCCCTCAGCCACGATCGGGCGCATGGTTAGCACGGCGTTCCTTCCGTGCTGCGTGTGGCAACGCTTTATCCGATGCGTCGTTGGGCGTGTAGAGTGCTATGCATAGCACTGATACGCCAATTCTGAACGTCAGGCGGGTATTCCCTGCCCACCCGGAGCAGACGCGCCTTGTTGGGGCTGTGATGGCCCCTGTAGCCCCTGTGGTGGCATACTCGCCATCATCTGCGTCTGCTGTATTTTCAACTGTGCGTCTAGCATCTGCCCCTGAATCATCAGCTTCCGATAATCGGCAGAAGCGGAGCGGATATCATCGACAGTGAGCGGTGCAAGCCACTGGTCAACCATCTCTTCTATGTTGGGAATGCCTGAAACCAACCATGCTTCCACCTTGGCGGCTATCTGCGTCGGCGTTCCCTCCAAGATGTGGTTACCGGCGTTGATTTGCTCCTGCATCATCTGGATTTTCATCGTCTCGGAGACGATTGGGCTGTTCTTTGGCCTTACGTCACGGGTGTTTCGCAGGTCGCTCCCCATGAACGCCTGCACTTCCTTGACTTCCGACTGTCCAACCACCCGCAGGATACGCGGCACCTGGTAGAAATCGTGTGCAATCTGGAGTTTCAACTGCGAAATTGCACAATTCGACTTGTCGAAGCCAGCGCGGAATAGTCCAATCCCTGCCATATCAGCCTCTTTGAGCAACTGAAGCTGTGTCGCCGTCACTGCCTTACCGGGAGCATCGCCCATGGTCGGCTCGTGGATACCCGCCGCCTGCCTAAGTGCGTCCATGAAGCGGTTAGCGAGCACATCAGCCTCGGTTGTGCGCAAATCGTAGGTTACGAAGTCCCATTTGGTCGTCCCGTAAGGCACGCGGATGGTCTTAGCGCCCGTCGCCGGGTCCGTAGTAAACGTCACGTCGCCGGGACCGTCAAAGGCTATGTCTCCCCGTAGTTGCCTGTTCTTCAGCTCAATCAACTGTGAAATCGTGATGTTAAGCTCTCGCTGAACGTCCCGCATTGGGGAAATCATCGGAAGCGAGTAGGCCGAACCGGGGATAGGGAACCAGTCAGCGCGAGTGAATGGGAACATGCCCATCGGCAACTCAGTGTCAGCGAGCAGAACCTTGTTGGCCCATACGAACATCCGTCCGGTTGGATACTTCGCGGTGGGTCGAACAAATAGCCGCTTGAGGATGACTGCCTGATTGCGCTTGGGTGTGGCCGACTGTCCGCCCGTCACGATGCCGGATAACAGCCGGTCGAGCATCGATGTAAGGTCGGCGACCTCCTCCGGCTCAACCTTCTTGCCGTAGATGTCGGCAATGTCGCCAACGTCGCGCACGTCGCTTCTGATAACCCACGGGGCAGGAGTGAAACAATCGGACCAGGGGCAGATGTGGATGGTGAACGGGTTGACAACCTCTGTCGATATGTCGCCTACGCCCCACTGAGGAGTATCGTAGCCCACAACGTCGCCTTCAAGGTCAGGGTCCCACGAGGTTTCGCGGAAGATGGTCCCGCAGTTCATCGCCCAAAGGACGGTGTTCAGCCGCTTGGTTTCCTCGTCGTCGGCCAGTAGACGGGAGTCTAGTAGTTTCGTGGCAAGCTGCGCGGCTTCCATGTCCTCGGGGTCGTTGGTAGATGCTATGGCTATTTGTGACGCTTCACCCTGCCGAAGAGCAGACGCGGCTTGACGTGCGAGGGGGTAAGTCTCGTTCATCGACAACTTCACCTTAGACGAGGGGGCTTTGATGGGTATCTTCCTGAAGCGGCGAATGTCCTCCTCATATGCGTCCCACTGCTTACCCGTCAGGAAACCGATGTTGCTAGCCCAATCAGGTTCAGCGGCTCGACGTGCCTTGTCAGCGTCTTTGTAGAGCGACTCAAGGTAGGCAATACGCGCCTGCTCTTCTTCGGTTCCCTGGTCCTCAGTGAATGGTAGTCTCATCGTTACCCCATCAGCTTAGTAAATGCCGTTTGGCTCTCAAGATAGTCGTTGGGCGTCTGCCCCACTTCGTATGCCGCTTCCCGCTCTTCGCGGGTAGAGGGAACCTGAACGGCTTCGGGCTTGCGCTCTGCCTGGGTCGCCGCCTGATACTCGGGCAGTGTCCGCGCCATCAGCCGGGAGTAGAGTTCGCGCCGCTCTCGGGCTGCGGTAACCGTGGCCCATATAAGCAAAAAGGCCAGAATCAGGATGATTCCAGCCTCAGTGATAAGTGCGTATGTGGTGGGTATCATGGACATTTGGCCTTCTGCCATAGTGCGCAGTGCTCTGGCAGTTGCGCATCAACCATTCCATTCGGATACACGCCATGAATGAACTCATGCCCAAAGTGGGTAATGCGCAGATAACTATCATATCCACGCATTGTTAGCAAGTCGCCAACCTCAATCGGCGTACCGTTACGGTCGGTGTGAACGGGAGCGGGCTTCACCTTGCGGTAGTCGCTAGGCAACTCATCAAGCAGGACAGCATTCCCACCACTCAGCAATACGTCAATATTGCCGTGGGTGTGGAGTTCGTCTACAGTGACCTGAGCACCATAGCGCACATCGCAAATCACATCCCCCACCTTCAACGGCTCCCCGTCAGCGTCAAGCCAGGGGTAAGGCTCATAGTCCCCGCCGGTCAACTGAGCAATCGCCACCTCTAAGTCACTGATGCGTAGCACGTTGCCCACGTTATCAGCCTCAAGAACACCCAATCGCTTGATGAGGTCGGAGACCACACCCTTGAACGCCTTCACACTCGTCTTGAACTGGTCCTTTAGGTCGGAGTGCTGCTCCTCCTGTTTCTGCAATCGCGCTAGGAAATCACGATATACGGTCTGACAGTCCTTTGTGTCCTTGTTCCACTCTGCCGATAGTTTCTCAATCCTGTTGATTATGTCAGAGTGGTCGCGCTCTAGTCGCTCGACTCTCGCTCTCATTTCGCAATACTCACTCATAACACCCTCCCAAGTGTTGAATCTACTTCTTACGCTTGCCTCTACACTTCGCCATCTATCCAATCCCTCTTGCCAAGTCTCGTGCAAGCGCCCTGCGTGCCTGCCTGCTCGCCCTCTGCCCCTTCGCCCTGGCAACACTGCCATGGATGCTCGCAAGGCCCGCCAGCACGTCTGGGAGCGTCTTACACGTCTGTGTCTCAAAGCTCTTGCGCCACAACCAGAAGCGCCTAACCTGAGCGGTTGCGCGGTAGCCGTCAGCCAGTTCGTCTATCACGATGCGGGTTTTCATACTCTAGCGCCTCCCAACGCTATAGAACAGACTGCCACCACTCACAAAGCGTGTTCATCTGCTCAGGTGTCAATTCTTGCTCTACCCTTCCGTCCCAGTCCTCAGCGGAAATGGTTACACCTTCGGGCGTACGTCGTAAGCTCACATTAGACTCGACACCACCATATTCAGAAGGGGCATCAAAGCTGAGTCTATCTGACTCGGTATCAACTATCATAGATACTCCTCAGTCTCTACTATCGCGTCCGCTCCCTCGCGCTCTCGGATGATGCGGACGGTGCGGCCTACGGGCAGAGAGTCATCAGCCAACGGACCCGAAGCCTTCGGCCTGGTCATCACGCCATAGCGAACCATCTCAGGCGCGTGCGTTACCTCGTGGGGTTGGTCGCTCGCGTCCTCCGGGTTGCGTATGTCCTTTGTAATTGCTGACAGCGTGCGTATGACGTTCGGGCAGCAATCGAATATCACCAGGTTGGCAGTCTTGCGCGGTCCCAGGTCGCTCGGAACCTCGTAAACGCTTATGTACTCGCGAAGGTGTCTCCATCCTGTAACGCGTCGGTTGTCAGCCTTGACAAGTCCCGTGATACCAGCGCCCACCAGCGTTTCAGCCTCGGGGATGCCGGTCTCATGGTTGCGGCCCCAAAGGTCGGGGGAACAAGCTGTATAGTCGTAGTGCTCATTGCCGCTCATCTCAATGATGCGCTTGGCGGCTTTGGATACTGTATGCCCCGGCTCGTAAAGCTCACGGTAGAGAATCAGCCTTGACTGCGGGTCAACAGCGAACCAGCCCACGGCCAGCATATCAAAGCCGTAGTCCATCGCCCTGAAGCGCGTCCAGTGCTCAGGGATGTCGAACGGGCGTATCACGTGAATGTCGCGCCGGAACTCGTCGAAGTAGACTCCACCAGGTAGACCATACTCACCGAGTCCCACCACCCTGTAGCGGTCGGGGTTAGTCTCGGCCAGCACTTCTATCTTCTGTCGGTCCGCGTCGTCTAACCACTCGTTACAGCGGTAGGTTGTGGTCAGTGTGAAGGCTCGGGGGTCAACCTTGTCGAACCATCGCGCCTTGGTCCAGTGCGAGTCAATCCACGGGTTAAAGGTCAGTGTGAACTGCTTCCAGAGTCCGTCGGGCATCTCGCCGCGTATGGACTCGTCTAGCGTGTCAAACGCCGATTCGTCCTCAATCTCATACGCCTCTTCAATCCACACCCAGCAGAGCACGCCAACGGGAACCGTGATGGAGGTAATCTTGAGCGGGTCGTCGAACCCACGGAAGAGGATGCGTTGGCCGGTGGGCTTGTATACAGCCTCCATCGGGTTGGCCTTGAACTGCCAGAGGTGCGCCACCTTCAGCCGATGCGTTGCCCATTGAAGCTGTGCCCAGGTGGAATCACGATGCGTGTTGGCGACCTGCCGGACCACCAGCGCGTTAGCAAGCGGGTGCTTCATTATGTGGTAGATATACCAAAGCGCGGCTGTCGCTGATTTCTTGGAACCTCGTCCACCCTTGACTACCCGGTAAGGGAGCTTAGAGTGCCAGAACGAAGCGTAACCCTGCCCCACGATGTCGGGGAGATGCACCTTGACGCTAGGCTGACTCATCAACTAGGCCATCCTCGCCACCGAAGGAAACGACTAGGTTGCTTGTCACCTCTGAGCGGTCGATGAACATACGGTTATGCTTGCCCAGTAATTCAAGCGCACGGTTCGCGCCCTGTGAGTCGAACATCCATAGCCCGTTGCCCCCGGCGTCTGTGTCCTGGACCATCCGTCGCTCCTCACGGTCCCAGACCATAACCGGCTTCTGCTGCAGGCAACGCTCGGCTACCTCAACGAGATTGCGCACAACCCAGTCGGCGTCAACACGGGTGCGCTCGGAGCGTGCGGCTATCGCTTGCCCTAACGCGTGCGAGATTTCAGGATGTTTCAACAGTCGTTGGCCCTGACTATAAGCAGTATCCTCCGAATAACCGGCGCGTTTTGCTGCCTGCGTAGCATTGAGGTCAACCAGGTATTCGGTTACAAAACGCTCCTGCTTCGGATTCATCGCTTTATCCTCTCAACGACTAATAAACCTGTCAGCCTCAGCAGATGCTCT